CCGCTCGTTGCCATGTTCCCCGTCGCGATAATCCGTGTGTTAGCGGGCAGGCGGTATGAGTTGAGGCGGCGCTCAAGGATGAGTCCGTATAAGGCCGACTGCATCATGCGGCTGGCACCGGGCAGTTCTTCGAGAACTAGACAATGGGCGGCTGTGCTGCCGCTGTCTGGAAGATCGGCGGGTGCGGTCATCGGGGCGGGTGCGCCTTCTTCCATTCGAGATAGTACGGGGAACCCCTGAAGGTCGGGCAAGTCCTTTATCAAGGCGCGGAAGTCGTGGTACTGCCGGCCTGCGGCGGCGGCGGCCTGCTCGGCAATTCGGCTTTTCCCGAGACCGCCGTCGCCCCATATCATCAAGGGCAGGTCGGCGGCAAACCCGACAGCGGCAATAGCCGAAGCAAGCTGGCGGGGTGTTACGTCAATTGGTGTAGGGGTCATGGCTGGCCTCAGTCAGATAAGATGAGAAATTCGAGCAGGCTGATAGTGATTACGTCGTCCATCAGAATTCTTAGGCCAAAGCGAACGTCTTGGCATCCAGGGCGCAGGCTTCGGCGGGATCGTCCATGTACTCGTTACGGGTGGCGAGTGTGACGCCGTTGATGGTTTCGACCTGGCCGGCTGCGTCGTAGGTAACGGTAAGGATCGCCATCGTGTATCGCGAGTGGAGCACGCCGCGCTTGACGACTTCCTGCGCGACCTCGGTAATCGCTTCGCCTTCATCGGTCTTGCTGGACGCCGGAAAGAACTCATCACCTTCAGCCGGGAAGTAGGTGTTATTACCGATATGGTCGCGGCTGCTGTAAAGCCTCATATCGCCGGCTTCGTCGCGCTGGAAGCGACTGCCCCAACCGTCGTAGGACGCGGCGTCGAGTACTGCGGTAGCGAGATCAGAGTAAGGGCCACCTACGATGTCGCCGTCCTGGCTCTCGACGAAGTAGCGAACGATGTTGCTTTTCATCTTGATTCTCCTTTGAAATTTCCCTCGGGTTCCTCGGGCTCAGTCAGATAAGGGAGGGTTGACGGGTTAAAGTGCTGTTCTGCCATAGCTGCACTTGAGCAAGCGGCACCGACGCGGCAAGGGCGGCAAGAGCGGCTAGCTCAGGGGAAGTGCGAGCGAGGGCAGCGAAGTCCGTGCGGGTCATTCTGGCGGGCGGCTCAGTGCGGTAAAAGGTCGGGCGGTTCATGGCGGCTCCTCGTGCTAGTTGATGTTCGATGCAAGACTATTGTAGTCGATGTGTAGAGAATGGTGATTGAATGTTTATATAGTGGTATATAGCAGATTCTATGATGCCGTCAGATATGCCATTATGCTTAGACGGATATGCCAATTGTTGCTTAAATATTAGGCAGTAGTTGCCTAAAAAAGAGGCAGCAATATGACAATAGCAGGCTGTGGATAAGTCGTCAGAACGGCGCAGGCAAGGCGATTGCGGGTAAGGTAAGTGGGTAACGAGGGGAAAGGGTCGGGTCGCTCAAAAGGCCGGCAAACGTCATCGAGCTATGGGGCATTGCTCAAAAAAGAGGCAGCTTAAGGTAATGGGGAAGCCGTGCGGGTAACTGCTCAAAAATGAGGCAGGAGGCATAGGGCGGTCAGGCCGGTCAGGTCGCCACCTTCGGTAATGGCGGTCGGCACAGTATTTGTTGCGGAAAAGCCGTCCTGCGGTTTTGCGGTTGCCCAAAAAAGAGGCAGTCCTGTCATATTCGGAAAGGCAGGCCAGAAAAGGCGCTACAGTCCGTCCGTGGCCGTGAAACAATCGAGAGATGCCGTGAAACAATGACTGGATGGTGTGTCAAGTAGGCAAGCGCAGAAAGATAGAAAAAAATCGTCGGCCAGAAATCCCCCAGTGAGACAATGGGTTATCTCGCAAATGAGAATGATTCTCTCGGTAAATCCGGCAAGTCGGAAGGGCCATTCCGAAAAGCCGTGATATCGTCTCGGGGAGGGGTAGGGGTGGGGCAGGCTGGAAAGCTGTCACGGCCCTCTGGCCACAGCAAAGGCGTCTGCATGGGGTCGGGGTCGGTTTCGCCTTTGACTTTCAGGAATAGAATATTCCGGTTCTAAGGGGTCTGCTTTAACAGAACCTAGGCCAGACGGAGCGAAGCGGAGGAAGCCTAGGCAGCAAGCGAGAGCGCGGTAGAGTGGCCTATAGGCGCCTCAGTCAATCTCGGGGCGGTCAATCTCGGGGCGTTCAGAGGAACGCCGTCGCGGCCTCCCGGTCAGCGGTGCCCCTCCCTCCCTACCGCTCCTTCTCGTCCGATCCGCACCACGCGCCGCTGCGGCCTTCCTGCTGCTGCGGTCGTCAGTGCTTACGCGCGCGAGATTAGGCGATGGCGGTTGGCGTGGGCTAGCTATCCTCTTCCCCTTTGCGATAGCGTACGACTATCGTGCCAGTCGTGACTATCGTGCCTTCGTGCCCGTCGTGCCTTTCGTGGCTGTCCTGCCTGTCGTGCCTACCGGTTGCCGCGGTGGGGCGGTGGGGCGGTGGGGCCGGAATGGGACGGACGGCGCAAAGGGGGGGCGGGCCTTTTCTCATCCGGCGGTGGCGATCCATCCTCTCAATCGGAACGGGTGGTGTCGGTCGGCAAGGACGGAATGAATCGGTTGGCTGACACTGCTTACCAGAGTCTCTGGGTTTTGAACTCCGTTTTTGAAGTGCCCCCCACCAGTTTCCCCCCAGAAAAATTTTTAATATTTCCCCGGGTTCCTGACTGGGTCTAGGTCTTGGGGGATTTTCCTCAAATTGTGGCTGGAGTGTGTCACAGAGATGTTGCGCCCTAGGACGCGACATGTCAGAATGTTTGCACGGTCGGATTGATCGGGGAAGCGAGGGGGCTGAGATGGCTGAGCAGCGTTTGTATCGGGTAACGGACACGGTTGAAGGGAAGCGGTATTTGGTCAAGGCTGGGAGCGGGCCGTCGGCGATCAAGATGTTGGTGGAGCAGCGGTATCAGGTGGATATTCCGAACCCTACCGAAGCGGTAGAGATGGTGCAGGGGGGTTGTCCGGTGCTGAGTCCGTTGAAGGGTAACGATCCGACCGATAAGTTGCCCGGCGCTGTCGAGGCGCATGTTGTCAAGAGGCCTGCGGAATCGGAGGTTATTGCGGACAGGATTCAAGCGATGAGGGATGTGCTGGCCGGGAAGTCTGAGGAGGCTTAAATGCCTGCGATCTGGCGTCTGACGAAAGAGGACGGAATTTACGCTCCGCACTACCGGCTGATCTGGTGGCTGGTAGATGCGGGGTTGTTGCAAAAGGGGTCGTTGCCGAGCGGGTGGATTGCGGCATGTGCGGATCAGTTGGGATGTCACCGATCGACATTGCGGAAGTGGGTGATGCGGCTGGTCGAACACAAGGTTCTGACGACGACGGCGAAGGGGCAGGTGTCGTTCAACCCGGAGGGGTTCGAGTCGGAGGCGTTTATTCCGGCGCGAGGACATGCTAGGAAGCCCGACTTATGGCCCGAATAGAGAAGCCGACGAGGGCGGATTGGCGGAAGGCATACGACCTTCAGATTACCGAAGAGGCGAAGATTCGGTATTTGTTGCGGCTCAAGGAAAAGCGGGACTGCGACGACGACCAAATTGCTGCCGAGTTGCTTTTGGAGTTGGTTCCGCTGTGGGTTAAGACGAGGTGGAAGGCGTGAGCACCTTCACGCTTTCAAACTTCTGGGCCTTCTGTTCTGCGCTGAAGATCGACACGAAGGAGTTGGGCCTCACGACGCTAGCTCCGGAGAACCTGATGGGGACGCAGCGTTACCTGATCGAAGAGGTGGCGAAGGGGTTGGAAGAGGGTGTGCATACCTTCGTCGTCCTCAAGGGTCGGCAGTTGGGTATCACGACGATTTCGCTGGCGCTCGACCTGTACTGGTTGTTCAAGCACTCGGGCATGTCGGGGTCGATGGTGACGCACGACGAAGAGACTCGGGACATGTTCCGAGCGACCCTTGCGATGTACATGGACGGACTGCCGCCGAGGTGGAAGGTGCCAGTCGAGGCGCACAACCGATCACAGATGGTGCTGAAGAACCGAAGCCGGTTCGCCTATCAGGTGGCCGGCACCCGCAAGAACACCAAGTTGGGCAAGGGCAAGGCTTTGACCTTCCTGCACTCGACGGAGACTTCCGAGTACGGGGACGAAGAAGGGCTTGCATCTCTGGAAGCTGCGCTTGCGGAGACTAACCCGTCGCGGCTTTTTATATGGGAAACCACGGCTCAGGGCTACAACGCATTCTATGATATGTGGGAGGATGCGAAGGCGTCCAAGTCTAAGAGAGCAATATTTATCGGCTGGTGGCGGAATCAGTTTTACCGTAAGAAGAAGGGGTCGATTGAGTATCAGGTTTATTGGGACGGGCGACTGACGTCGGAAGAGAAGAAATGGACGCGGGAGGTGAAGAAGCTGTACGACTTCGACATCTCCGACGAACAGATTGCGTGGTGGCGTTGGTCGATGGCCGAGAAGTCACGCGACGAAACGCTGCATTACCAGAATTTCCCGCCGACCGAGGAGTATGCCTTCGTCTTGACGGGTTCGCAGTTCTTCAATTCTTCGCGCATCAACGACGAGTACAAGCGGTGCCAGAAGATGGAGCACCACAACTACCGATTTGTCTTGCGGGAGAACTTCGAGCTTACGGAACTCAACGAGTGCGGCGAGAAGATGTCCAATCTCAAGATATGGGACTTCCCGCGCCCGGACGGCCACTACGTTATCGGAGCCGATCCTGCCTACGGGTCTTCCGAGTGGGCGGATCGCTTCTGTGCGACGGTCTATCGGTGCTACGCGGACGGAATGGATCAGGTTGCGGAGTTCTGTACTGCCGATTGCAGCACCTACCAGTTTGCATGGGTCATCTGCTACTTGGCGGGGGCGTACAAGAACACGATGGTCAATCTGGAAATCAACGGGCCGGGGCAGGCGGTATGGGCCGAGATGCAGAATCTCAAGCGCGTGGCACTGAATACGCCGGGGACGAACCGAGGTCTGCTCGACGTGGTGATGAACATCCAGAATTACCTGTACAAGCGCCCCGACAGCTTCGGTGCGCCGTCTGCCTATCACTGGAAAACGACCTACGACACCAAAGAGCGCATGATGAACTACTACAAGGACTGCTTCGAGAGAGGTATCCTTCTGGTTTCTAGCGCCGGCCTGTGCGACGAGATGAAGAACGTCGTTCGGGAGGATGGTACGCTTGGTGCGCCGGGGCGAGGGAAGGATGACCGAGTGATTGCCAGTTGCCTTGCGACGATTGCGTGGGCAGACTTCACCCGGATGAAGCTGGTTCAGATCGGGGAAACCCGAGAAAAAGCCATTTCGCGGCAAGGACAAACGGAAAAGAGTCCAGACAATGTTGCCAACTACCTCCGTCAGGTCGGGATCGCTCGATAGCGAGTTGAATATGCCGATCCCGGAACTCCGGGCAAGGCTCAAACGCATCACCGCCGACTACAAAGCACCATTCAGCATCAGCAAACACATGATGGCCCGCCTCATCAAGAGAAATCGGGGCGCTCTTGACGAATTCATCAACGGAGTGGTGCCACAACGCGATCCGTTCGGCGGAAAGGTCATCAAAAAGCTGATAAAGCTGGCAATCCGTATCGAAACGGGGGAGTGGGAGTACATTCAATTCAAGTGTTTGGGCATCGGCAGGTGGGAATCCCCAAGAATAGTGGTAAATCCGGCCCCAAAACGCCCACTCCCGCCTGTAAATTCGGTCGAAATCACGCCTTTTGGGGTGAAAGTCAAGGTGAAAAGCACCCCTCAGACACCCTCTCGGATGCCCTCTTTTGCAGGGGTTTTGGGTGGTTCCGGGCCTAGAATGCTTCCAGAAATCATCAAGGGGCGGTAAATGATACTTTTCGACTACACATGCGCCGCGCACGGCAAGTTTGAGTCCTCCGAGGCAGTCTGTCCCTACGGGTGCAGTGCTGGCATGGTGCGGAAAATCTTCCTCAAGCCGCCTGGGTATCACTCTGACCGGACGAAGAACATCGACAAGACCTTGAGCGACTTGGCCGGCGACTACGGGCTGACGGACATCAACAATCAGAACGGAACCAGCGCCGCAGTGCGGCCCGATCAGCGCAAGCTGGCCGAACGAGAGCGTTTGCAGGAGGGCATCGCGCATCAGTTGCAGGGGAAGATGGGCGACACCTCCGGGAACTGGGGACAGCTTGGCTCCGGCGAGAACGCGATTGCCCAGGCGTTGCAGAAACAGCGCCTTGCGTCCGATAATGCCCTCGCCTCAATCCTGCCCGGACTCAAGCCGCCAACTCCGCAGGTAGTGGGGAGGCACGACGGCAAGATCAATCCGGGCGCGGCAGACTGAAGGGTGAGCAATGAAGATTCCGAAGAACTTGGCCGAACGAGAGGACTTCTACGAGGATGTCATCAAGAAGTGCAAGGCTTCTCAAGAGGATCGTAGCCGGCAATACGGAAATCTTCGCCACTTCTTCCTGTTCGGTCGCGGCCCGGACGAGGACGAAACGCCCTTCAACAAAATCTATCCGCACATCGACACGCTGACAGCGTTCCTGTTCGCCGCCGAGACAACGAAATTCACGATTCAGTTGCCGCCGGGCGCAGACGAGCACGAGTATTTCCGGGTGCCAGTGCTGTCGAGAGCGGTCAACGAGGCTTGGCTAACGTCAAATGCCGATGCGGTGTTCTCGCAAGCCCTGACATGGGCGCTTGTCTACAACACGATGATTATCAAGCTGATCGTCCGGGGGTCGGATGTCAATCCCTTCCCGGTCGACCCTGCTTCGTTCGCCGTGCTTCGGGAGGACTTGTCCTATACCGACCGGCAAGAGGCAATGGTTCACACCTTCTACACCACCAAGTCGCAGCTTGAGTCGGACTTGGCAAGCCACCCGGACAAGAGTCACATCCTCGGCTACCTGTCGGCCTACCGGCGATCTGACGTTCAGCAGAAGCCCTCCGGTTTGGATCGGGTCATCATGTCTGCCGTCGCCCCGAACGTCATGGGCAACGTCGTCACTCCCTTCAACGCCAACATCGACTACGTTCCGAAAGTGGCGGAAGAACTGATCGAGATGGACGAGCTATGGGTGTGGGACGACGACGAGGCCGATTACCGGGTTGTCACTCGGGGCGAAAATGCCGTCACCATCTACGACCGGAAGAACTTCTTTGTCGATGGCGAGGTGCCGTTCGTCCAGATTTGCCCGAACCCCATGTACTCGTACTACTGGGGGCTGTCCGAAGTGGATCGCCTGACGGGGCTCCAGAAGTGGCGCAACGAGCGGGTGCGGCAGATCAAGGACTTGCTCGACAAGGAGGTCACGCCTCCGACCTCAGTAACCGGCTGGATGGGCATCCTCGACGAAAAGAACTTTGCCCTGAACAGAGCCGGCGGCTTGCTAGCAACGGATTCTATGCAAGCCAAAGTCGATCAACATGCCCCGAAGATTCCCGAGAACATCTTCACGGTTGTGCATGAGATTGACTCCAGCTTCGCGGAGATGTCGGGCCTTCAGAATATCATGATGGGCAAGGGTGAGTCGGGCGTCCGCTCGGGCCGGCAAACGTCGGAACTGGCGCGGCTCGGATCGGCCAGGTCGAAGAAACGGGCGCTGACGGTCGAGGACTCGCTGGAGAAGATGGCGACCCTCTACCTCAAGTGCATGAGGAAGTACGACACCCACGACTACCTTGACACCAAAGGGACACCGTTCATCGCGCAACAGTTCTCCGAGCAATTCGTGGTGAAAGTGGATGCTCACTCGAACTCCCCTCTGTTCTCGGAAGATCACGCCAAGATGGCGCAGGAACTCCTTGAGGCTCACGCTATCGACCGGGAATCCTACATCGAGATGCTGAACCCTCCCGGATCCGAGATGCTGAAGCACAAGCTGAAGGACATCGAGAAGAAGGAAGAAGAAGCAAAGAAGGCCGAACAGCAGGCCGAGGCGCAGGGCGCTCACAAGCCAACTGTCAAGAAATAGTTGACACCTCAGAACTGGTTAGCGTACAAACCGCTTGTCCGAGTAATTGCCACTGAGAAATCGGTGGCCGGTTCGGCAAACGGTCTGGCTGACCCGTTCAAAGTTGGCCGCTCACTGGGAGAGCATCATGGCGAAACGCGGCCGGAAGCATCGCAAGAGCAAGCGCTAATCACGCTCGGGGGACATCAGCCCCCGTCAAGCTCCGCTTGACAATACTCTCTCAACTGGTTTCCAATACAATCTGTTTATCCGCAAAGGGGTTTTCTGAATGAACCCGCTCAACGTCGCACAGTCGCGTGTAGCGAACAAGCAACCGATCCAAGCCGCCCTCCAGTTGGGTCTGACTGGCGTCCGCCGCTTGCTCGGTGTGGCGTATGGGGTCAACCTCAACGCGCTGAGCACCGATACGGCCATCCCGCTCAACCTCGTTCCTGAAGTTGCAGCCGGCGCAGCTTACTACCTGATCCGTGGCGTTCAGGTCAATAACGCCTCCGTGCCCCTGACGACCGCCCAAGGGGCGCTCTACACTGCCCCAGGTGCCGGGGGGGACAACATCGTCGCTGCCGCCTCCCTGTCGAGCCTGACTACCGCGACCAGTAACCTCGATCACACGATTGCCGCCGTCGGCTCGAACAAGGTGCAGACAGCCAACACCGTCTATTACCGCTGCACGACCGCCCAAGGCGCACCCGCCACGGCGGACGTTTATATCTGGGGCGAGGTTCTGCCGTAATGGAAGTCCCCGGCAACAACCAGTATCTCCGCATCAACGCCAACACGGCGGGGATGCAGGTCAAGCCCGGACAGGGAACTGTCCATACGGTGTCCATCAACGTCAAGGGTACAAGCAGCAACGTCTTGACCCTGTACGACGGCACCATCACTTCCGGCACGGTCATTGCCAACATAGACACGACATCGAACGTAGGGTCGGTCACGCTCGATGCCTCGTTCGTCAATGGGTTGTTCGCCGTGCTGGCGACAGGCACCGCTGCCGACCTGACGATCACCTTCCACTGAGAACACCATGCCAATTGATCCGAAGCTGACGGCGATGATGGGCAAGAGTGGCCCGACTCCTCCTCCGGGTGGCCCTGCTGGTGGTGTCCCCGGACTTCCCGGCGGCGCACCAGGCGGTGCCAGCCCGCCGGTTTCTTCTCCTATGTCGACCCCTCAGCCGAACTCCGGCGAGAAGGAAGCGGCGAAGATCAAGGTTCAGCAGGCGATGGACTTGCTGGAGCAGTCCCTCCCCGATTTTGGGGCCGAGTCGGAGGAAGGTGGAGCCGTGCTGCAAGTCCTTTCGACCCTCGGCAAGAAATTCGGCGGACAGGATCGCGCCCGCTCCAAAGAACTGATGCCTGCGGAACTGATGAACCTGATGTCCTCTCTGCCTCGCGGCCCCGGCGGCATGAAGCCCCCCGGCCCCGGCGGCGCTGGTGGCCCTCCGGGCGGCGGAATGCCCCCTCCCGGTGGTGGTATGCCTCCCCCCGGTGGCGGGATGCCGCCTCCTCCCATGTAACAGGAGACTGAAATGTCCGACAACACCCTATTCCGCCCCAAGGCTTTTTCGATCCGCGACCCGCTCGACAAGAAGCGTCATCACGGTGCCATCGTCAATCCGCCGCGCACCGCCCGCTTGGGTGGCCTCGACCAGACGAAGGAACCGAACGGCCCCTACAAGAACGACATGAACTTGTCGAAGCCGGGCGGCACGAAGCGGGCGTCCAAGTAACAACTGAGGAGGGCTGACAAATGGCTGTATCTCTCGAAGGCATGACCCCGGAACAGATCGCCGAGATGGCGATGCTGACGAAAACCATGTCCGACAACCCGAAAACTCGGGGTCGGTTCTTGGGGATGATGAAGGAACTCGATCCGAACACCTCCATTCCGGAGGTCGATATCGCTCGGGGCATCTTCGGCGCACTCAAGCCGGCGCTCGACAAGATCGAGAAGCTGGACAACGAGGCGCAAGTCCGTCGTGCCGAGGCGGAAGTCATGTCCCGCCGCAATTCGCTGTACGAGTCGGGATTCACCAAGGCAGAAGTTGAGTCGGCAGAGAAGCTGATGATCGACAAGGGCATTTCCGATCACGCCACCGCCGCCCGCCTGCTCCGACTGGAGCAACAAGCCGCCATCCCGACGCCCTCATCCTTTTCGCAGCCGGCCATGCCGAAGATCAACGTCAAGGAGATGGGCGGCAACATCAATTCGTGGGCCAGAAACGAGGCTACTGCCGCGCTGACTGACATCATGAAGGCACGGAGAATCGCATAATGCACTTCGCAAACAACGGGCGGGCTGACCCGATCACTTTTTCCTTCTGGAGATAAATCATGCCCGTCCTCGGTCAAGGCATCGTTCCATCTGGCAGTATCGCTACCGAACTGACGGCGGTAACACGCCGTGCGTTCATTCCCAAGCTGGTTGTGCAACTGTACAACTCGACCCCGCTCCTCGCCGCCCTGATTGCCAACTCGCAGTCGGCCGCCGGTGGCGTGTCCTCGGTGTCGGTTCCGGTGCAGGGCGCTCAGTTGGTCAACGCGCAATGGTCGGACTATTCTGGCTCGTTCTCGCAGCCGGCGGTTCAGCAGGGCGTGTCGCTGGCCGAGTTCAACCTCAAGCTGGCGATTACCCCGATCCCGTTCCTCGGTATGGAAGGCGCAGTCCAACTCGACTACGCAGTCATTCCGCTGATCGAAGCTCGGATGAACGATGCCACGAACGTCACTTGCGATGTGTTCGCTACGGCACTCTACAACAACACCTCGAACCAGCAGGCGTTCATCGGCCTGCCGGGTGCAATCGACGACGGCACCAACTTGGTGAATTACGGCAACATCAACCGTAACTCGAACACTTGGTGGAAGTCGAAGGTATATGCCGCCGGCTCGGTCAATCCGACCCGTCAGAACGTACTCCAGTATATCTCTGGCACCGTCAAGAACGGCGCGGAAGTCCCGACCTTTGCGGTCTGCGGCTTCGGCACTTGGACGCTGCTGGCGCAGGACTTCGTGGGACAAGAGTCCTACATGATTACCCCGGACAAGGCATTCGACAATGACCCGGATGGCCCGCGCAGCGCGTTCCGTGCGCTGATGGTGGCCGGCGTCCCCGTCTTTGCCGACCCGTACTGCCCGGAAGGCATCATGTACCTGATAAACAGCAACTACGCCAACCTGTACTTCCATGAGCAAGCATCGTTCGCCTTCACTGGCTTCGAGAGCACCTTGTCTAACTGGCAGTTGGGCTATGTGGGCGCTTTGGTCAACATTGCCGAGATGGTTGTCACGAAGCCGAAGGCGATGACTCGCGTCGGCGGCTACAACTCTCTCTCGATTTAAGGAGAAGGAAACATGGGACTCAATCAGATTGCCTTTCCCGGCCAAGCCGCTGCCGCTCGTGTTGCCGTATTCCAGCAGAACAGCGGTCAGCAAGCCATTTCGCAAGCCTACGGCGGCGCGTTCGACATCTCGCTCGCTCCGGGCCAGGCGATTTTGCTGCCTGCCGGCCAATGGCTGACGCAGGCCGGCCCGTACTCAGACATCCAGTATTGGGATAGCCAGTCGCAGATGTGGCGCAACCTGTTTGCTGCCGCAGATGCCGCGCCGATCCCGATCAGTGCGGACGGAACCAACTACCGCTTCGTCAACCTGTCCGGTTGCGCGGTGGGAGCGGTCGTCACCACCGCCGGAACCTCCAACGGTGCGACGACGACCTCCATGTACACCCCGAGCGGTGTCTGGACGGGTGGCGTCTTTACCGCTGGTACGCCGGCCATCATCACCACGGCATCGTCGGGCGGCGCGACCTTCAACACCTTTATCGGTGGAGCGATCAGTTCGATCACGACCGGATGGATTTCCGCAGGCGGTACGGGTTATGCTGTTGCCCCGAAGCTGTTGGTGATTCCGCCGGCTAGCCAAGGTAGCCAGCCGTTCATTCCGGCCACGCTGACTTGTACCATTTCCGGCGGCGCGATCAACGCTGTCACCGTTACGAATCAGGGCGCGGGCTACGTCGCTCCTCCGACCGTTCTGGTGCTGAACCAGCCGGGCGACACGACGGGCGCGGGCGGTGCGGTTACGATCCCGGTTTCCTCGATGACGGGTGCTGGTCAGGTAACTGCCGTCACGTTGGCGACCCCCGGCGCGGCGCAGAGTGCCGTTCCAACGCTGTCCTTCTCGGGTGCTTCCGCTCCCGCCTCGGCTGCGGCGACCATCCTGATGAACTTCTCGGTGGTGGCTGGCGGCACGGCAACTGCCGGCTCGGGTTACACGAACGGATACTCGCTCAAGGCTATCAACGGCATCGCGACGGCGACCCCGACCTACACCAATCCGGCAATCGAGAGGGGT